CTCTACCTTCAGGTGCAAAATCAAACTCTTGTAACTTAGGTTTTAAATCTACGGTACTTAAGTCAGCATCTTTTAATCCGATAGCTTCTAGATCATAACCTTCTTCTTTTGCGTATTTTTTAAGATGCTTATCAATTTTTTTATTAACTCTATTTAAATAAAATTTTAAATTATTTGCTTCTTCATACGCTTCTTCTGCTATAGCGTTTTTATAGCGTCTTTCTAATTCATTTAAAGGCATGGTTTTTCCTTGGACATTCACCAAATAATCATGTTTAAAAACTCTACGTTCTTGGTCTAGTCCTAATACATTACTGTATTTATTTCGTTCTCCGTAGTAAAACTTATCTAAATCAGACACCTCACCTCCTGGCATCATATCAACACCTCTACCTCTTTGAGAAGGAAGTTTCATCTCAGCTATTTCACCTACACGACTAACAATGTTATCCGCTAAGTCTGTGCTTACACCTCTACCAAAGAAACTTTTAATAGTGTTAACAACCTTCTCCCACATTGTCATCTTAGGAGTGTATTGTATACCTTTAAGAGCTTGTTGTAACTTAGGATCAGAGAATGCCATAGACATAAACTCTGATGGGTTCTCTATCCAATATAAATCAGGTTTACCTTTAAGTGTCATTAGTTCACCTTTAGCTGCTATCTCATCACGCATAGCATCCGCTTTCTTAAACATACGGAACATCTCTGCGACAGGTTTAGGTAATCCTTTTGTTTTTAAAACTGTATCGATAGCTTTAGCTCTAGCAGCTATATCGCTTACATCTATATTTTTAAATGTTGTTGAGTTGTAATACTTATCTACATTATCCACTGTTACAGCGTGAGTGGCTTCGTGTAGTAAAACATAAACTGGATTTTCTTTTACTAAAGATGATTGACCATCTAGAACAATTCTTCTCTTACCGCCCTCATAGAAAGAACCTTGTTTTGAACTTGTAGGTAAATCAGAAGCAAAAGACCTTTCTTCAAGTTTAGCGTCAATACCTGTGTTCTTTCCTAGTGCTAACAGTTTTTTAACAACAGGACTATATTCACCTAAGTTTCCATTTGTCCTGTCTGATAGGTCTTGAATAGCTTCACGTGCAGTCATTGGTTTCCCAGTTTGCATTCGACTAGAAACACCTTCTACTAATGTTTTATTGTAAAAGTCTTTCTTTAGTTCTGGTCCTATCCTACCTAATTCAGCATCATAATCCGCAGTCCTTACTCCAGGTGCTGGAAATACTTCCTCAAGGGAATCAAAACCCGTTTCTTTGAAAGCTTCAATAGCTGGTTTAGGTGATGGCTTTTTAAAAGCATCCATAGCCTCTTGGGCATTCTTTAGCTGACCTTCAAAGACTTCTTTAGCATTCTCGTCTTTACCTATCTTACCTTTTAATTCAGTCAGCACTTCATCTTGTATGCCTCTCTTCTTAACCGTCTCTCCTAATAAAGCTAATTTAAAAACAGTCTCAGCATTTTGTGTTCCCCCTGCTAATGTCCTAAACTCAGAAGCAATAAACCAAGCTTCTTCTCCATTTATCTGTCTTCTAAACTTTTCTAATTCAACAGCAGAATAAGCATCTTGAGCAGCAGCTAGTTTCCTTTTAAATTCTATAGGAGCATCTAATTCTGTACCCCTCATAGGAAAACTATCCATTTCTGCTTCAAGTTTATCTAGTTCTTTTGTAGTTTTTATTTCAACAGCATCGAAAGCATCGTCATCTATTTTAGTTAAGTTAGCATCAATAAAAGGAGAACGCTTTAAACCTAAAGGTATATCTTCTCCTACAACAGCTACAGTAGATTCCTCAGTTCCTTTAATAAGTTTTGATGCATCAACCCAATCTTGATCCCCTGCTTGTGCTATTTTATCTGTAGGTTTAAACACATTCGCAGATAATCTTTCTTGTACTTGTTCTCTATTAAAAGGACCAAATTGTTTACCGTCAGAATAAACGTAAAAAGGTTTATCACCTCCAGGAGCAAAGTTTAAAGCTGTTCTTTCCTTTGGTATTATACTAGCAGCATCTATTAAAAGATCAGGGTTTTGAGGATCAGATATTAATGTTCTAGTACTTCCACTAGGTAGTTGATATTTCTTAATGATCTTACCACCTACATTTGTTTCACTAATTAATTGACCACCTGCTTGAATAGTTTCTGATTCTTCTTTTGTAAGCGTTATAGCAGACGGAGAAGGTTCATCTAAATCAATACCACTGTAGTCCTGTGTTAGATCGATCTCGAAGCTTTCTTCCGGGTCTCCTCCTACTTCTCTAAAATCCTTTTCAAATTCCTTTTGTCCTTGTTGACGAGCAAGAAAAGAATCATCTTCTGTAACTTGGCTTATTTTAAATTCTTCACTAAATGGTATACCTTTATTTAAAGATTCAACACCTATGTTGTTAATCTCATCTGCTGTCTTACCTTCCCCTTTACCCTTTCTCATGTCTTTCATCGCTTTTAACGATTTAATAAACACACCTGCTACAGCTTCAAGACCTAGACCTTCCAACACATTCTTCATGCGTCCCTCTAACTCACTCTCATCTCCATCATAAGCTAAGTATTCAGTAACTGGATTCTGTAACTCTGGTACTTGTTGTATAAGGTTAGACAGTCTAGCTTCCTGTCCGTTAAAGAATGTAAAGTCAGTAGCAGCACCTGCAACAACACCTTTAGTAACAGTACCTGCTTTAGCTAATCTACCTGCTTTACCTGCAAGACCAAACAAAGGAATGAAACCTGTAGCAAACTGTGATATACCTTCTACAGCACCACCAGCCATAGTCTTAGAAGTACCAAGGAATCTAGTGTCGTAGTCAGGTAGTATATCAAAAGATAAGTAGTCTGCTAGGTTGTAAGCACCTTGAACAGCACCTTCTATACCTCGAAACGGAGCAGCTAATATATCTGTTGCGTAGTCAAAAAAATCGTTATCGTCTTCCTGTATGTTATCTTCTGGTAGTGCCATAATTAATCAATAAGTAAAAAATCAGGTAAAGGATCAAATTCACTTCTGCCTGTTGAATCTATTAGTTCTTGTAATTTTTCTTCGTCAGTTAAAGGTCTATAAGAATCAGGTAAAGGTTTATAGGGTACAATTCCTCTTTTCCTAACCAACTGCTGCAAACGCACAAACTCAAAAAATTCTGTTTTTATCCCTGTTGCTTCTTTAATTCTTTCAACAATCTGTTTTCCTTCTTCTGTTTCAGCGTTGTCGATCTGTTCTTGAGTTAATAATACAAATTTATCTCTGTTAGGATCACCTATTAACTCACGAGGTTTAAAAGGTATACCTGCGTAAGTACGAGCAAAACCATCTTCATCTAAGTTTTCAAGAACATCTAAAGTAAATACACCATCCATTAATCTAACGGAATCAATATGTCTTTGTCTCGCTTCATCGTGTGTCATTGCAAAAACGCCTACAAATCTGTTAGTATCATACGAAAGCCTAGCAAATTCATTAGCTAAATCAGGTATATATTTTTTAATGTACTGTTTAGCTTTGTTAGAGTTTTCATCTTTAGGATCAGAACTTACCATTGAATACCAACCACCAGGATCAACAGCCATTCTTAACAATTCTTCAGGTTCTCCTTCAATGTCAACAGGTTGTAGTACTTCAGGTTTTTCAGCTGTAACCACAGTCTTAGGTTGGTTATCTTCTAAATCTGTAAAAATAGTTTTTAACTCTGCGTTTATTTTGGGGGCATTTTCTGTTAATAAAGTCGTAGCAAAAGCGTCTAACTGTTGAGCTGCTTCTTCTGTAGGAAGTCCTAACAGTTCATCTCTTTTGTTAGATACTAAAAGATTAATCTCTGCTGCTTTTCTATTTTGGTACTCAATTATTTCAGGTTTACTAGCTAATTCAGGATAATTAATACTTACCGTTTTAAATAGGTTTTGAAGATTAGAGGTAACTGATCTAGGGTGAGCTATTGTAGCTGCGTTTGTTATCAAATTTTTAGTATGAGTATCTGCTTCCCTTAAAGAGTCAATTTCTATTCTATCTATTTCAGAGAGAAGATCACCTCTTTCAGCTTCATTTAAATCTGCATTGCTTATAATCTCTCTTCTGTAGTACTCAGCTAAATCTCTTTTATTATCAAAAGTTTGGTCTTCAATAGTTGTTTGTTTATCAAGTTTTAATTTAGTTAAGTTTGTTTTAAAACTACCTGAAAAGTTTTTTATATAATCTTTCTTATCTTCTTCTCTTCTATCTTCAGCTAATTCAGCTCCTTTATCTATTGTGTCTTGCAATTTATTATACTCCATCTCAGACATTTTAGCTGTACCAAATTTTAAATTCCCTTTAGCCCACAACAACAAACCGTCAGCTTGATCTTCCATCTCATCTGTGGCAGCCATTCTATTTAATACACTAGCTAATAGTTCTCTTTGTTCTTTAGGTGTATGAGCGTTTGTACCTCCCCAATCTCCCATTAAAGAATCACCTAAAGTAATTATATTACCTGAAGCATCTCGATCTACTTCAAAATTAAAATCACCTCTAATTAACTTTTCTCTTATTTGTTCGTTATCGGTGTCTAACAAATTAAAAACTTTATCATACATACTTGATCCAGCAGTGTATAAGTTTTCCTGTCTAGCTATAGCGTTTATTTTCCTTTCAAAATTAACCTTCAAGCTAGGAGTTGCTGTATTAAGAGACTGTTGTAACCCTTCACGAGCTAATAAAGAATCTCTAATACCAGGATTTTCCTCTATGTAGGAATCTCGTAGTTGTTGTATTATTTTATCTGCACCTAAATCAGAGTCACCTTGTTCAGGGTTTTCTAACCTTAATGTAATCTGTGATATTAAATCACGACTCATTAAAGAACCTCCTGCTTTAGCTCTTCTTTCCTGATTAACAGGAGAAGCAAGCCATCTAAGTCCACCTTTCCTAGTTAACTTATCAAACTCTCCTTCTGCATTCTTTTTAAGTTTCTCTATCTCTTCAGGGCTTTTACTTGCTAAATCTTCTATGTCTCGTTCAAGTTGTTGTTCACCTATCTGCTTTAACTCCCCGACACCTTGTACTGCTACACCTAAAGCTTGAGACAGTTGACCTAGTTTAGATTCTTGCCAAGGAGTAGCTTGTTGAAGTTGTGTTCTAGTTTGCCCTACACTTCCTGGTATAGCTGCTTGTAAAGATGGAACTGCTCCTCCTAATCCCTGTACTACTACTCGTCTTTTCTTCTCAGCCATGTTATTATGAAAACTCCTTGTAAGCTCGTGCTGCTTGTGTTCCTGTCTGTAAAGCTGACAGTAATAAACTAGGTTTTGACACAGGTCTACTTAACCTCATCATCTCTTGTTGAAATCCAAAACCTTGTTCTTCTAAAGCTAACTCAGTACCTACAGCTTTAAACTCTTGTTGTCTAGCTTGTGCTTCTTTTACTCTACCATACTGTGCGTATAAATCATCAATAGGTGCATTTGACATAGCCAATGAATCTCCCATAGCTGTAACACCTGTAGAAACTCTTTGTTTATTTTCTAGGGCTAACTGTTCCATCTTTCTAGCTTCAGCTATTTTGTCTTGTGCTTCTCTAAGTCTAGTAGCAGATTGTTCTCTTTGAAAGCGTTGTCTTTCTACAGCTTGTGCTTGTGCTTGATAGGCTGCTTGTGCTTGTGCAGCTTGACGCTGTGCCATAAACTGCAACCCACCTGTCAAAACTGATGCCCCTGCCATTCCTGCTTGTAAACTACACATAATAAAGTTACTTCCTCTCTATCTTAAATGCCTTATAACCAGGGATATTGCAATCCTGAAAAGTAGCTCCTAACCAAGTCAACCACCTGACACTAAGTGTATTAGCTTCCATGACATAGTTAGTTAAGTAATCAAATCCATCCATTAAATCGTCTATCCACATCTGTGATTCTTTAACAAACTTCTTCTTTACTTTATAAAAATTCCTTGTACCTAGCAACCAACAAACTCCAATGTTCCCTCTAGGACTCACTCCAAAGCAAGCTAACAGACCGTCTTGACATGTCTTGACGCTATAGCATTTACTACTTGATTCAAATGATCCGTACACAGCGTCTCTAGGGTGGTGCATTAAACCTATACATTCCATCATATCTTCTTCCCGTAAGTCATCATATAACAAAGGAGCGTCTTCCACTGCATAAGCTTTTTCTATCTTAACCTCCATAGCGTCTACTCCTTGATATGATTGTAGATTCAAACTCAGCAGATAGTAACTTCACTGGTAAAGCACTAGAAGATTTAATTTCGATAGTGGCATCATTAGGTTGAGCTTGTACAGCAAACTTAAAGAATCCAGTCTCAGGTGTGAATTTATTAAGGGTACTGACAGAGGCTAACAAACTTGGGTTGTAGGTGTAAGTGTAGGTGTCTCTAAATTTAGGTGTGACTTCCACATTAAAGTGTCCTGTCTCTGAGTATTCAATACTACCGTTACGAATCGTTTGATAAGTATAATCAGATGCAGATCGTCCTCCTCTTTCAGTAGGTTGTTTTAAGTTCTGCTTAGAGAACCTGTATAACATATCGTATTCAAAGCCTACAAAGAAGTCATATTGACTAATGTATTCGTAACCATTTGGACTCCAAGCAGGTGCAGAATCAATAAGCCCAGTAGCATCGTTCCAGTAAGCAGTGTTAGTAGGTAGGATAGAGGACGATGAAGTATGTCCTACTGTACAAAGATATAAACCACCTTCGTAAGATACAAAACTAGCGATAAGACCACTCACAGCTGCTCTAGTAGAGTCTGCGTTATCTATAGTCAATGTCCTTTTGTTTCCATTCTTAGTATAGAAAGACATACCGCTTTGAAATTCAAAACCATTAGAACCTACGATCAAGCTGACATTAGTAACGTTAGTACCGTTAATACTTAAAGGAGCACTTCCTATAGGATACCAACCACCTAGACCCACATAAGAAGAATTACCGTCCACTCTACCGTCTAACAATAAAGAATAGTTCTTACCTGTGTCCACCAATCCATTCTCCATTGGTATCTCCTCTAGATAAGTACCGTCACTGTCTGTGGTAATTACATACAAAGTAGATTCGATAAACTTAAAACTTATGACTTTCCTAGTAAAGGAGAACGACATCCAGGAACTTTGTATCTTCTCTCTGCCTTGCCAAAAGTATTTATATACAAACAACTTATTAAAGTCAGAGTCTGATTGTATGATAATCATATTCTCTGATGCACTACCTTCCATTCTTACGATGTTAGATGGGATGTACTTATTAACTTGTTCTGTAATTTCAGCTGCTCCGTAGGTCTCTGTGTTATTATCAACAGTGTACTCAAGCAAACCTTCAAAGCTATTTCTTTTAAAGTTAAAGTATATGTGACTACTAAGTGCTAACGGTCTTATACTTTCTGATACATCGTACTCAGTAACTGGAGATATTGTAACAGTCTTAGGAGTTAACAAATCCCCACCTCTAAGTACAAATTGAGTCTTAGCTGAGAATAACATCAGTTTCTCTTGGAACGCTTGTGCGTATTTAAGAATGCTAATCTTAGTGTGAGATATTCCTACATCTATAGGAGCAGAATCCAATAAGGTTTGTGTTGTAGTCCTAAAGAAATTAAAGTATTCATCTGCTTCTGAAAACACTATTGTGTCATTTGTTAGCAATCCTAACCTGTTCTTAAAGAAGAAGATATCGTTAATAGATGTAGCGGTAAAAGAAGGAAAAGGGTTACTGTAATCGTCTCCTGATGTCCTAATATTCCATTCAATTGTTTTTAAAGTTAGACTTGTTATTTTACCTGTAGCTTGGTCAGGAATTAATCTGACTGGCATCGTTGTACTATCTAAAGTTGTTTCTATTCCCAATGATTTATCTGAAGAAGATATACCGTCATTAGTCCAACCTACTGTTTCTATCCAAGACCCTTCTCCGTAATCTTCCTTATCTTTTGATTCAAAGCGTACATAGTAATCATCTTGATCTAACTCTGCATCCCCTATTACCTTAACTCTAAAACCGTTGAAACAACTCTTAGGTAAATCAGTAATATTAGCCACTTCTTTATAGATAGCTCCTAAACCTTGGTCTGCTAAACCATCAGAAACTCTCACTGAAAAGTCAGTGTTAGGATTAGCTATTTTTATTACACTATCTTTAACTTGAACTGTTAAACCACTAGCACCGCTTCCTGGTATTGTAGGAGTAAAAGTAGGAAACCCATAACCATAACTAGCAGCGTTAGCACTTGTGATGTCTATTGTTGATGTATTAAAAACAGGTTTACTTTGTCTAAAAACATTATAACTAACACTTTGAACTGTCTTGTGTTGTCTAATTGTATAGTTAGTTGTTATCCCTGCTGTAGCTGTAGGCACATAATTAGAACCTTGATGGGTTAATTCGTGAGAACTATAAGAACCGTTAGCTGCAAAAGTTAAAGTACCTTTAGCCCCTGATGCTGTAATGTTAGAAGACACATCTGTTTGAGTGATAAAAAATTCGTAAGTATATTTAGTAGTGCTTCTATACTCACTGACAGGAAACCCTGTGCCTCCTGATATAGTAAGAGAAGACATTTGAGTAGCTGTTGTTGTAAACTCAGATATACAATCTGCAAGGTCTTTCGCTATAAAAGCTGTATCAGCGTGTAATCCTTTAGGAGCAGAGTCAGCAGGTCCACTTATATATGTAGATTCTTTAGCTCCGTGTACTACATGGCTATAAGCGTGATGCGAACTACTTGCGGTGCTGTGACCATCTAAAGCTGTTGCCAAAGGAACTAACGCATCATCTATATAAATATTATAAGCTTTTTCGTAGTCTCCTAATTTAACAAATATTAAAGCTTCCTTTTCTAAAGGTTGTGTCTTTAAGGTTGTGTCTTTAGCTACCGTCTTCTGTGTATTAACAAGAAAGGTAGAGTCTGCTATTGTTAAAGCTCTTAGGTTTTGTAAAGGATTAGATGCACTTAGATAGTTAGAAGCTGCAATAGAAGGAACGTTAATATGTATTGAAGTCTTAACATTAGCAGTAAGATCAAAAGCTTTTAATCCGTTAACAGAGTCATAGGTAATAACATATTTATTCTGATCATCTCTATCTACATAATGACTAAATAAATTAGAGTTAATATCAGCACCTAAGTCAGTATCATATAAGAACCTACTATTAGGTCTTTTTACTAATCCCTCCACCACAGTGGACCAAGCGTTTACTTGTTCATCACACTGTCCAGGGTATCTTAAATTGTCAGGCTGTTGTGATACACCTTGGGCAAGGTTGGGAATGCTGGTGTTGAGCAAAGGCATTATCTGTCAATTACTCGCATTACGCTATAGTGATCAAAGATAGTTCTGTCAGCATTCTCTGAGTCACTTTCAATAGCCCTAGCTTTAGCTTCTATCTCATCTCTTAAAGCAAACCCTTCTATCTCACGACTACCTAAGAACCTAGCAGCAAAGATGCGAGCTGATTTAACAGATATGTAATGTCTAAATTGTTCAGGTAGTTCCTCGAACTCTAACTCAAAAGTAATAATAGCTTTCAAGTCTTTGGTCCAAGTATCCCTGTGGTTTTTCCTGTCGTATAGTTTAAGACCTCTTTGTACAGCGTCTGTGTCTGTGTTTAACTCAGGGTCTAAATCTATTTTTAAAGTGTTAACAGGAAGAGTAATCCTTTTTGTAACAGAATCTGGTACAAGTGGATAATCATACTCTGTATTAAAATGCCATCCTTCTGATTGGATAGCTTTGCTGGTTTCGTCTAACGCATGGACTGCCTGTGTGACGGTTACAGGAACACTAGTTCCACTTAAAGTATTAACAGGTGACTCTCCTATTACAGAGATCATTATGTTTACCGCTTCCAGTTTAGTTGTCAGTGCCATAGCTTTTATAAATAAAAATATCGGTGGAGGGTGCGGAACGAATCACAGACCACCCAACACCGAAGAGAGAATTATTTCTGTAACTCGATAGCACACTCAGGACGGAGAACTCCGTGACCCATAGCATACTTAGCAACAAAAAGTGTTCCTTGACGCTCGATTTGATACTCGCTTTCAGTAGCAAGATCAAGAAGCTTAACTGTTCCGACAGCAGCAGAGTGAGCAACGATACCAAGAGTATTGGTGAAGTTACCATTATAACCTGCTCCATTTGCACCGAAGACATCATTGTTTGCAGCACCGTCGCCAGAAGTAACAGCTGATAAATCAGTCGAAGGAATGTGATTACTTTTGTAGATCGTGATACCTGCAACTTGAGGAATTGATCCTGAAGCAATGCTTCCTACTCCTCCAACATCTTTATTGACAGCTGAAGTAGAGATAGCCAACGCACCAGCACCGCCAGTGATTAACTTGTAATACTCTTGAGGGCGAAGTACGCAGAAACGACCGTCACTAGGAACGTCGTTTTCGTCTAGCTTCTGAGCAGCAGTGAATAAAGCAGCAACAAGTTCTGCTCCTGTTGGATCAGTGTTGTCAGCATCGTCAGATGAATCAGCACCTGTTCCCATTGCGTTAGCAGAAACATCGAGGATTCCTCCAACTTTACCGCCAGTAACAGCAGCAGCTGAACGAGCAGAAGCGATGAATACTTTAGCAATAGCAGTATCGAAACGAACTGCAAGAGCTTTACCCAACTCGTTAGCGTAAACGCTGCGGATGTCGTAGTGATTCTTTACGTCGTCGATGTTAGCCAAGAAGGTAGAAGCAAGTAACATCTTATCGATTGTAATTACTTTCTCTGCTTTCTTGATGTCGCTCAAGTATGAGTTTCCACCATCAGCGATGTTCTCGCCTGGTGTGTGATAGTCAGCAGAAGCTACGCCTGTTACAGGGAACTGAGCTGATTTACCGTTTTCAATTGTGCGAACAGTATGTAGTGGTTTGAAGACGTTCGACTCCTCAAAGGTTTGCAAGATTTCTCCGCTAAACTTTTTAAGAAACAAAGCATCTACGTCACCAGCACTATTAACTTGTCCTACACGTGAGGGGGATGTATCTCCATTAGCCATGATATATTATCTCCTTATGTATTTTGTTATTAATGTTTATGTATTTGTTTTGCGACTTTCGTTGTAACCTTCGTTCGAGATTGTCCACCGCAGTGGGTCTTGACATTAGTTATACTAATTGTCTATTAAAGTGTATTTAGTATAATAATTCCACCTAAACAAAGAACAGTCAAGACAATAGCTTTCTCCTTCTTTGTAAGTGAGTTATAAAATTTTAATAGTTTATTCATTTGTTTTGTGCTTTATTGTGAACATAGCGTGTGTAGATCAACGGTACTACATTCCAAAGAATAACACCAACAAGACAGAGTTTCAAAAAACCATATATCTCATCCAACATAGAATCAAAGAATCCATTATCCATCTCTTCGTTAAGTTGTTGTTGTACAAGTTTTTGTACATCTCCTTCAGATAAAGCTTTTACTTTACTAGCTAATCCTTTGTTCTCCTCCATCAACTTAGCTCCTTCTCCTACTCCCCATCCCAAGGCAGCACCACCAGCAGCAGCACCAGGACCACCAAGGCTACCAATAGTAGCTCCACCCACACTCCCTGCTAACGGATAAAAAGAAGCCTTGGAACATCCACCTAAAAGAACCAGAACCAACACTGGCAAGAAAAAAGATGGAGTCCAAGGCTTCATATATATGAACCAACTTGATGAAAAATTATAAGTAATTATGACTCGCTGCTATGCGTCTGTCAATCTCTTCGTGGTAAGCTTTGTCACCACTTTTGTATCGAGGATCAGACATTGCACGAGCAAGTTCTTGATTTGATTTAAAAGGCGTTGATGATGAACCACTTACAGCACCTTGTACTAGCTTAGGAGTAACTCCATTCTCTGCTTTGTATTGTGCGTATAATCCTTTGGTAGCTAGTTTAGCTTGTTCAATTGTACCATTTTGTACGATGTCATCAAAAGTTTGTACCTCTTCAGGTGATAGATTATTAGCAGCCCATTCAGCCATTTGATCCCAGTTACCTTCAGTAACAGATTTGATACTACCTTCTTCACTTTGTTGTAGTGCTTGTTGACCAGCAGCGTAGCTATCTACTAACTCCTTCGGTAGCCCAATCTTAGCAAGATTCTTATAGGTCTCTTCAGATATAACACCGTCATTCTCAAAGAACTCTTTACTAGCTTCCACAATAACATCATTAGTATTCGTATCTTCCTCTTGGTTGTCATCTTGTTCATTCTCGTTGGTTTCCTCTCCTTCTTCTTGTTCTTGTTCTTGTTCTTGTTCTTGTTCTTTAGCCCCTGCTCCCAATTTCTTTTCAAGTTCACTATAGGCATTAGCCATGTCTTCAGGACTCTTGAATTTTTCAGGTAACCATTCAGGTCTATCCTCTTGCGTTTGTTCTTCAGATATTGCATCAACAGCTTCTTCTGACTCTGGGTCAATCTCCTGTGGTGCTTTCTCATTAATCTCTACTCGGTGGAATTCTGCCATATCTCTCTTTTACTCTTCTTGTGGTTGTTGTTGACTAGCCATGTACTGCTCTTGTGCAGCATTGATAGCAGGTGCTACAGCAGGTCCACCCAACTTCATCATCATCTCTTGTTGTTGGGCTTGCTGTATAGCTTGTTGAATTTCTTCTTCTGATTTAATCAGTCCTTCAGTCTCAATACCTAACGCTGTGGCTCTTCTTTTGAAGTAGTCAGATACATTAACATATTGTGCAACTGCTTGTGGACCAACGATTTGATTAGCTCCTGCAAGAAATAGATCGAGCTTTTGTAAATCATTACCTCGTCCTAGTGCTTCAACACCAGTAACAATAGTAGGTTTAACAATGTCTTTAGGTAACTTAGGAAGTCTTCCTTCTTTACTCATCCTTGCCATTAACCTAGTAACGACAGGCATTTGAAACTCTTGTGATAATAAAGAATACAGACCACCAAGTGCAGCTTCCAACTCTTGAGATAACATTCTTATCTCCTCTGCTGTTACTCGTTCTGCATCTCTGACTACACCACTGTTAAGTAGGAAAGCTTGAGATAGTCTATCACTAATCCCATTCATTACTCCTTGTGCAGTACGGAAGTCATTGAACTTGTTAAGTTGTAAAACAGATACATCTCCTTCAGACCCTTGTACAATTGCACCGTTAGGAGATTCAGATAAAGTCTTAGCCCTGGTTGTACCGTTAGGATTAACCATGAACAATACCTTGGCTGCTGCTGCACTACCTTCGACTATTGCTTTTGTTAACGACTCTAAAGATTTAAGATCACCAATGTACTCCTCTACAAATCCTCGTCCGTAGTCTTCACCATCTATCCTTGTATAACGAAGAGGTAGGAATGGAGTCTTCTCGATAGGATACCTACCAATAGATTCTTCAATAACAATTCCTTTTACATCTTGTTGTACTACAAATTCATTACCTTCTCTAACTACAGAGGTGTACAAGTCACAGCTATTTTCTTTCTCTTGACGATATACCTCTTCTCTTACAGACTCAGGTAACATCATTGGAGCAACAGTTTCTTTGATAGCTATGTGTGTTACATTACCCATTGGGTCTCTCTTAACACAGTAACGATCCAGTCTGAATACTCTCATTCCACCTTCATCAGGTAAGTATAACAAAGTATTACCTGTGACCAATAAATTCTTTAACGCTTCAAACACTCCTACTCGAAATGCTTCAACTTCTACTTCTTGAGATACACTTCGTTCTACATCTGCTAATGCTTTCTCTAAGTCAGATCGTAATTGCTCTCCTCCCTCTGGTCCTAACTCCTGTTTTGCTTTATCTAATTCATACCTGTCTATAACAAGACGGAAGAACGGAGCGTTAGGTGGTAACAATGCTAACAATAACTTAGAAGCTAAGTTGTTAACTCCTCTAGCTCCTACTCCTTGATAAGGTGTGTAATACTTAGTAGCGTAGTTGTGTCCATCGGGTGGCATTATGTAAGGAATAGTCAACTCAGATGAGGTACGACCTCTGTCTAAGAAAGACCACCGTTGGTTCTCTAAGCTATGATATAGCCCTTGTGCTGTTTCTTTCATTATACTCCCTCGTAATATTGCCAAGCAGTTCCATTGTAGACTGCTAGAGTAGGTGTCACTTTATCAGTGACAAAGTAAGTTAACCCTAAACCAGGAGAAACTATCGCTAGTATATAAGCCTCTGTGTTATACTCTGCTCGAAAAGTTGTACTTGCTGTAGCTGCCTCGTCAAATGCGTAAGTCTTTCCAAACGAAGGTCTTATGAATCCATTCGGTATAACAGTTAAACCACTCGGAAGTTTCTGAGTAGCTGTTGGAAAAGTAAGCGACATTACTTACAAAGAATCAGTAGTACCTGTAGCGTATACACTGTAAGTACCATCTGTTCTAGCTGATACATTTCCTCTGATTTGTTCGTAGTGTCCGTGGTCATCTCTTACAAGGATAGCACCGTTTGCTGTAACAGCTTGACTGTGTACTACAAACCAAGAACCACCTATGTAGGCTTCTATGTCTACGGTAGCTCCTGTGGTTACAGCGGAAGAAGCGATTACAAAGGTCCAACCCTTAGAACGCTCTACTGAGAATGAACTGCCAGCCCCTGTCGTTGTGACAGATGATAGCAAAGTCTTTTTTGAGAGTGTGCGAAGCATGATATTATATAGTTATGTTGTTATTAAGAAGACATATAGACACCAGTACCGCCAGCAGAACCACCAAGTGTAGGTCTAGAAGACCTTGCTAACTGTGCTTGTGCTCCTCTAGCTTTCTTCTTAGGCTGCATCTGTGCTACAGTTTTAGCTTCCTTGGCAGGCGGAATTGCTGCTGCTGGGATAGGTGCTGGAGGTGGAGGAGGTTCAGGAAATTTAGGTGCTGACATACACATGGTTAGTCTTTTGTTAAAATGTTTTGTTGTAGTTGTTCGTTATAAGTTTGTCTAAGGAATCTAATTACAGACACTTGTCCACTCTTAAACCAAACATCTTTTTCAGAGTTCGTCAAGTCAGGACATTTGTCAGGAAATAATTCTTCCAATCTTTTTACAACAGCCTCGCTTATAAGAGGCATTAGTTCATCTTCCATTCTCATGTTCTATAACTCCTATCATCTAGTTCTTGTGGTAAGTTACCTTTTCTTATTTGATCCTCGGTCCACAGGAAAGCACTGGCATTCCAAAGTATAGCACCTGCGTGATCTTCTGAATCATCTCTTTCACTAAGTGCTAACAAGTGTCTATTCATACTATCTATTAATCTACTTAAGGGGAATCCGTTGTGCCAGTTGTTGTCTCCGTAGAGTCTTCCTCCTTCTTCAAATCGTTTGGCAAGGGATCGAAGGGCGATTGGAGGAATAAGGCTGAATCGTCCCCGTCCAGCATCCCTGTCACGCTTCGCACCAGTGGTATAATGTTCTTTCTCTCCAGAGTTTGGTAGTTCTTCGGTGTCCATAGTTTTGTTATTTGTTTTTGTTTTTTATTGTACTCTTGTTTTCTTAGTAGTCGTGCCATCCACGCATTCATCAAAGCTTCTTGTTCTGTTTGTCCCTTCTTCTCATACAAAGCAACAACAGATTCCCAAGTGTATCCGTTATCATCCAACCATTTCTTAGCAGTCACAGCTCCTACTCCCTTTGCTCCACTGAATCCATCTGTTGAATCTCCCATCAAAGCTTGTAGTAGGTGGAAGTTATCTGCTTCTTCTTCTGTAGGTTCGTGGTATTCTTCTCTGTTATAATCATAGAAGATTCCTGGTACACTCTTGAAGTCCTTGTCTATTGATACAATGATACGCTTGTCTAACCTGTTAGGTCTTTCAGTAGCTAAGATACTTAACACATCATCAGCTTCTATGTTAGCCCATAGTTGTGCGTCTAGTTCATTAAGCATCCATTCCCTCATAGGTTTTAAGATGATAGGTAACACTGACTTCCTTCTGTTCGACTTGTACTCAGGGAATAGTTTCCTTCTGAAGTTTGCCCGGTCACTCAACGCTAACACTACTTCATCTGCTTTGAGTAAGTCTTTGAATTGTTCTATCCTTCCAATGACTCGTTCCTTTGCTACTGCCATGTCTGCGTGTACAGTCCAAAGCTCCTCTTCCCATTGTATATTTTCTTGTGCTATGATCGACGCTTCAAAAGCTAATACATCTGCGTCAATTAGTATGGTTGTTTTACTCATAGAATATGCTCCAGTTGTCTTGGTGTTTTTTATATTTTGATTTACTATCAGGTAGGAGACTTAACTTTAATGTTACTCCATTTATTTCTTTTCTTGGTATTAACCACCATATTTTCTCAGGTACAATATAACAACCTACCACATCTATCGAATCACACATATAAGACTTTCCTGTGCATCCTGATCCACTGTTTATATGATATGTATTAGCTGATGATTTATTACTTGAAGTTGCTTTGATCTGTACCTTTAAAGTACCTGCTGGGCAAGTGACAATGAAGTCCCAAGGCATAGGCGTAGTAGGTAAATGAGGTTCAAAGTCTCGCTCTAAACACTCAGTTGTAAACCGTGACTCTGCTATTGCTCCGATTCGTTGGGTCTTTGATGAGGGCATAAGATTATTAGTGTGTTCATTCTTCCAATCCCAATGGACATTTAATTCAGTTGTATCATACAAGTCCGCAAGGGACAAGTAGTAATCAAACTCAGTTTCTTGTTTTAGTGCGTCTCTGCCCATGACTCTCCTACTTTATATTCACCATCCATAGGACACTTCATGTTCAACTCTTTACCTGCCGCTTTGATTGCTTTGATAGCTAACTCTCCGTATGTGTCTGCTAACTCAGGTTTAACTTCAGCTTGGAACTCATCGTGTATGTTACCTACAAAAGCATACTCTCTTCCGTGTTGCCATCCAATCTCAGAAAGCTTGGTGTGTAGTTTAATTAAAGCTACCTTCATAAGGACAGCACCAGCAGATTGAAGTAACATATTAAGTGCAGCGTGTTCACTTCTTATAGGTAGTATCCTACCGTCTACTCCTGTTAAACATCCATTTTGTTCTGCCTTCTTTTGGATTAATTGTTTAAGTAGTTTTAACGCAGGTAAGTTAGATAAGAACTTCTTCTTTAATCTACTACCATCTTGTGCTGTACCCTCTACAATCTCACCTATCTTTGCATCACCTGCTCCGTAAAGGAAACCATAGATAAATGTCTTAGCTTGATCTCTAGTCTTTAACCCTGCTGCTTTCTGATTAACAGAGTGTATGTCTCCTTCAAGGATAGCTTTAGTGTACTCTCCTCCATCCCAAGTTGACAGGTAGTGTGCAAGCATACGAAGTTCTAAACCACTAGCGTCAACACCTACTAACTTGTATCCCTTTTTAGTTATAAATAAAGAACGACACTCCTCACCGTACTCTGCTCTTGTAGCTGGTACTTGTGCTAGGTTGGGTAAGCTATGAGTACATCTACCTGTGACTGCTCCGTTTGTGTTGACTCGTCCGTGGATTCTGCCATCCTTAACTAATCTTAACCATCCATTCTTGCCTTCAGCTAGTTGCCCTAGTCTTTTGACTACTAACAAATACTCCAGCAAAAGCTTCGCTGATGGATGGTTAATAGATTTTAAAGTAGACTCATCAATCTTCACAGTCTTTCCGTCATTAGATACAGGCATTTCAAAACCTAAAGCTTCAAGTCTTTCTTTAATCTGTTGTCTGCTGCCAGGATTAAAAGGTATGATCTCCTCCTTTACATCTAGTGGTTCAGCTTTGTTAACTAAGTTCTGTACCATGCCTCTACTCTTCAGTATATTTTTAAGTTCTACTTTAGTAGGTGCTGT